GTGTACTTCTCAGCCATGTATGGCCCCATGTCAGGCATAAATGCTCCTATGCGTCTGCGATGCTAGATGCGATGCTGGCTATCTTGGTCTTCAAGTCAGCGTAGGCTTGGGCGTAGGGATTGCTGTTGCTGGTCGGGTCATAGGTGCAAGTGAAGTGGTCAATCTCCCGGCTATTGAGCCGGTTACCCCACTCTGGGGATTCCCCGCTGGCGTTACGGACAGCGGCAGAAGCGTGAAGAACCACGTCGTACAAGCAACGCCACTGCACCGCCGCCTCGGGGTCTGTCGTTGCATCGTACTTCTTGACCGTGACAGATTGAATCCTGGCGTAGACACCCGCTACCGCCGTGGGCAGTCCTTGCAGTTTATCCGTCGTGAAAGTTATTGCCATTATTTACTCCCAAGGGCCAACTGGTTTTCCAACTGACTGATGCGTTGTTCCTGGGATTGGATTATCGCTTGGAGATTATCGTGCATCTGGATAATGGTGGAATGGTGGAGCATCGTCAGGCCGGTGAAGTTGACCATCGCCCGTTGCTGCCACCGCCCACAATCCCGTTGCTCCCAGTGAACCGAATCCTTGCCAATCAGTTTCATGTCTTCGTACTGGCATAGGTTATACATCATGTCCTGACCAAATCGGTTACGGTAGCATGGGACGGTTTCAGCCAAGAAGCCCCGCATCAGTTCAATGTCGCAATAGTCATCATAAGTCGCTGTCCCAACATCGGCATGGGCGGTGCCTTCAGCATCGAACAGAAAACGGGCCGTAGAACCGCCTGCCTGAATCGCAAACAGGTTGGCATCAGTCCCCGGAGCAGCGGTAGTAGTAGAGCAACCGCCGGTGCCTCTCTTGACTGTCTGCACCATAACAAATCCGAAGCCCCCAGTAGTCTTGGTGGTATTTTCTCCACAGGTAACACCCGTCAGCACTACACCATAGCCCGAATAGTCAGTGAGGCCGGTTATCCCCAAGCCACCATTAGCCGCTCCAGTTTTCTTAAAGTACCCAAAGGTGTCCGTTTCGGTCAGGCACGTTACACCATGCGCCGTGTCGCTTTTCAGGGACAGGATTTCGTTATCTGCCCCGGCCTGATTTATCGTAATCCCTTTTGCCAATTTTCCGTTGGCACTTTCGTTCAGATAGAATTTGCCGCCGCCCTCCAGACGCATTGCTTCCCCACAGCAGATGCCCCATGCCAATTGGTCAGCCCCGGCCCGATACATTCCCAGGTCAGTATCTCCACGGAACGAGTAACCGGGATTACAGACCCCACCCGTGCCAGCCAGGAATTGACCAGCGGCAGGCAGGGTTATGTCACCCGTTGTGTCGGCTATGGTCACGGCAGACCCCTGTGACGTTGAACCACCAGTCCCGTCAGCACGAAGGATAGCATTATCGGTGCCACCAGAAACAACGCCTCCACCAGCCGACGCCCAGGATAAGACCCCGCAACCATCACAAGTTAACACCTCCCCACAGCTACCCTTTGTAGCAGGCCAAGTCCACGTTTGATTAGCACTTAGAGCAGGGGGCTTTAACCCGATATAGTTAGCGGCCTCATGTATTCTCAACTCGCCTACACAGGAAGTATTGACTATAGCTGCAAGGGCTAACGAGGCATCTTTGAAGTTGATGCACCCACCGTCAGCGTTAATCTCAACGTCTCCAGCTACGTCCAGGGCGAAGTCGCCGGTAGACAGGTCGAGTTCCGTACCGTCGAGGGTGAAATTGTCTACAACCACGCCAGCGTTAGCCGTTAGAATGCCGGTCACTCCCAATGTCCCGCTCATAGTTACGCCCTCTGAGCAGTTGGTGGTCACGATGTCGATGATGCCAGTCTTGCCGGTAGCATCGAAGCTGAGAGCAGAGGCGTTGTTGTCCAGTAGGTCAATGTCGGTGGCCGCACTGAGGGTGATACACCCGCCGCCTATGGTCAGGTCTGTGACGGACGGTGAGGCGGTCCAAGCCGGGATACAGGAGCCACCCATGCTGAGAACGGTGTTGGCTGCTCCCTTACCCAGGTTCTTCAGCACCGTGGCAGACGAGGCGTACATGATGTCGCCTGTTGCCTGACAATCAAAGATATGCCCGGTGCCGTCAGTGGTTATATATTCGGCCTGGGTTAATTGAGAGCCAGGGTCCTTGTGTTGGAACTCATTCGCCATAGGAAGCTCCTATCTATCGTAGCCACGCTCCAGGGCCTTATGGAGCCGGTGCCGGTTCTCCTGCTCCTCGATCCGCTTCATGAATGGATAACAATCTTTGTTACAGCGGGGCTTGCCGCAGGTAGCGGCGTTGCACAAGAAGCAGTAGCCCCGTTCTACTCCAGACCCGAAGTGGACGTGGACCAGGTATTGACAGTGGCAGCAGTTGAAGGTGCTGGACTCCGACAACGGGGCATAAGGGTCGGTGATCAGCGCATACCCTTCCCTGGAGCCTGAGTGTATGCTACTCAATCCAGTGGAACCCTATCATGTAGTCAGTGGTAGCCGAGGCGTGGGCCGCTACTCCACCGAAGCCGTCGGTAGTGATGGCAGGGGCCACGAACTCGCCACCTGGCGGGGCTACCCATCTGTAGGACGCACGGTGATTGAGAGGTACACGGAGCAGGTCACCGTTTGCCGGGGTTGTTACACCCGTACCGGCTATGGTGGCAACGTAGGTAGGCTCCGTGGTGAGATTGCCGTGTAGCACTGATGTGGAAGCCCTGGAGTTGGCTGCGCCATCTTCTATGGCCGTGGCTGTTATAGCCCCTCCACTGGCCCCTGGAGCCGTGCACTGGCCTATGTAGTATATGGACACAAGATCGGCAGGAGTGCCGATATTGCCCATGTTGATCTCGTAGAGCCAGATGCGGTGAACCGTACTGGCATTGACGGTCAAACTTATAGCGGAGTCGGGAGCAGTAGCACTGGCAACCAGTGTCTGGAACCCGTCGCCGTGGAATCTTGAACCAGCCATCTAAGGCCTCCTAGTAACCAGCCCCTTCCTCCACACCCCAGACCATGCCTGAGACAGTGGAAGTGCCGGTAACATCGATCTGTAAGTCGTCGTTGCTTGCCAGCAGGATGCCGTCTCCCAGGTCGGGGGAGGTGTGGACGCCCGCTGCGGCAAGGAGAGGGGTCTGGGCCAGGACCGTGGTGTCGGCAGAGGCCGCTACGAACTCGATGGCGGCATTGGCCGACGAGGACAGACACCAGCCTAGTAGACGGACACGCCTGTCGTTGGTGGGCACCCACACATTCTCGGGGGTGCCCGCCGTGATGCCGTTGGCGTCTATCATCTTGAAGATGTTTGCTTGTATCTTCCCGCTGCGGTTCTGCCCTGGCATTAGAACGGCTCCGATTTGGTGTAGGCTACGTCTTGCCTGCCACCGCCCCGGTAGTATATGAGGACGCAGGTCACGTCGGAGCTGTCATCGGAGATCAGCTTCATCACCTTCTGGTGAGAGTGAGGGATGCGTCCTGGATGTCCCAGGGTAACCTTCTGGCCCAGCGTTGAGGTCGGCGTGATGCTGGGGGCCATGTGCAGGCTGTCGCCTGACGGGCATACCACCACGATGTCCCCACAGTTCTGGGGGATGGTGGCCCCGGCGCTGGACAGGGTCTCAGCCGAGGAGCCCAGAGCCAGGGACTCGGCGTGGATTATCTCATCTTTCTTGGGTATTACTTCTGCCATCAGTAGCTCCTACCGGATGTCCCACCGCCCGGTCCCGTAACCCTCAGACTTCCATTCCTGGAGCTGTCGGGTGATGTGCTGCCTGTGCTCGTCCGGGTCCAGATGGGGTGGGTTGTCCAGTATGGGGATGTTGTGCTCCCGCAGCCAATCGACTACGGTGCCCTGGTGGTCGGAGTTGGGCCAGTCCATCCGGTTAAAGACGGAACGGACCATCTTGGCTATACTCCGGGGATCAGCGCCAGCACGGGCGTCAGCGAGGGCTGCCACCAGCGTCTCGTCCATAGCGGGAGCGGTGGCTACAGCGTCATCGGACTCCGTAGTCCCATTCTCCCAGTCACGGTGTGCCTTGCTGGTCTGATGCATGGCCAGGGCCCTGGAGGTCGAGACCTCCCTGCCACAGCCACATGTTAGAGTAACCATCTTAACCACCACCTGCGTTTCCTGTTACCTGTGAGGATACGGATAGCCAGACGCTCTAGTAAGCCACAGGAGCGGCCCTCCCAGGGTGCCTTGGCTATTCCTACTTCCTCGATATAGCCGCCGTGTATATATGCCCGGTCTATGCGACGCCTGAGCTCCAGCCAGCCTTCAGGGCTGTAGTCCTTACCGCCCATCTGGAGGGTCTCCCCTTTGAAACTTATCGGAGAGCCCCCCACCAGGACATGGTTGAAGGTCTGGGTTATAGCCAGGGGGGTTGGCTGGTCAACCAGCTTCACCCCGGCATGTCGCATCTTGACCACCTAGACACATTCCAGCACGACTGCGATGCAGAGCATGATAGGATCGTCGCCTCCAGCCCCTTCTGCCGCCTTCTTGACATCGATGCCTACGACGTTGCCTGGGGATATAAGGCCTGCGGCATCGAAGGCAGCGGTTACGTCAGCCACGGCCAGGTCGTTGGCCGCTACCGTGAGGGCAGCAGCGGTGATACCGTCCGTGGTGGCGGTGGTGGTCTCGTCGTCCACGCCACCGGATACGTCGATGGTGTAGGTGTCGGATGTGTCCAGGGCTGTGCCCGTGCCGCTCCACCAGAGGTAAGCAGCCTGCACCGCCACCGCATTCTGGGGCACCATGAAAGCAGCCCCCACGGCAGCGTCGGTGTCATCCAGCCCTACCCCGTGGAAGTCGCCATCGAAGTCCTGGGGAGCAGCCGATTCGGTGTACGGGAACTGTAGGTTGATGGTCTCCTCATGGAGAGGCTTGATATCAAACGCTACCCGCTCCGTGTCCAGAGCGAAGCCTACAACCTGGTTGAGGGCCTCGGCAGTGGTGGTCAGGTTGATGCGGGTAGCCGTGATGTCACCAGCGGTCTCGGACAGGAACATGGCACTACCCTGAGTATAGGGGGCGTCAATGTCCCTGATGATTCCCCGGCGGCACAGGACCCCTACGTCACCTGACTTGTAGGTGTTGACCGATACTGCCTCGGCAAACTTGGTGTTGTCCGTGGCGTCAGCCAGCTCCCAGTCAGTGCCGTCGAAGTACATCATGTCCCCGGCGGTGACGGCTGTGGAGCCTATAGTTGCCTGAAACTTATCTTGCGCTTGTTCAACGTGTGGGTCAGCCATTGGGCTTTCCTCCCATCATCAGATTACGGAACTATGCTCAACAGGAGGGATGTTCCGGTTTTAGGCCGCCGAGTCGATCCCAGCCAGTCCAGCGCAGGACTTGGCCGAGTAGACCACGGCGTTCAAGTAGACGGCCATGCGGTAGACATCCTCGTTCTTGTCGAACTTGGTGCCCAGGCGCTGCACGTCGGGTTCCAGGACGCCGCCGTTGTGGATCATCGTCCAGCCCTGTTTCTCCTCGCCGGTCTTGATCGCATAGATGGTCGTTGCGGAGGAGGAGCCCCAGGCACCGGCATTCTCGTATTCCTCGCTGTTGGTGATGTAATCGTTTATCACCACAGGGATGCCATTGTAGAGGACGTACTGGTGCCCAAACATCTCGGCGCTGTTAAGGATGACGCCGCTGCCAGTGGCCCTAGCCAGGGCTGTGAGCTTTCGGCGCATGGTCTTGTTCATCATCAGGAAGTCGGGCTTGCCGTTCTCCACCAGGTCGATCAAAGCGTCCAGGCGGTCAAGGGTCAGCTCGGTCTCGTCCCCGGCGATGGTGGAGGGCTGTGAGCCGTCGTCCATCATGAGGAGGCGGGAGTCGCTGATGAGCAGGGAAGTCAGTCCCTCGGGCTCCGTGCTTACGCTACCGGAGTTGCCGGTGACAAGGAGGTCTTCTAACTTGCGGGCGATGGATTTTGCCATCTTGGAAAGCAGGACGGCTTCCTGGGACTGGACATTGTCCACGGTCTGCATGGCGAAGCGGTCCAGCGGATGCTGGATGCCCACGGTGGTCAGCGAGACCGTCTTCTTGGTGTAGGTCGGCTCGGTGTCGGACCATGTGTCACCCACGGTATGGGTGGCGGCGGCACCGAGTGTGCTCTCCCGGTTGTAGACCAGGGAGTTGCCTGAGAAGGAACGAAATTGTAGGAAGGGGGCCAGCTCGGATGCCGTGATGATGTTGTCGAAAACACCGGCTATGACATCGTCGTTGGCCAACTTCTGGTATTCAGAAAGAGTTGGCATTTGATTACCTCTAGAGTGGGTTTTGTCGGTTTCTCAGACCCCGCTCGATGAGAGCGGAACCATGGAGGTCTTCATTGCCCCCAGCTATGGCAGAGCCTGTGTCCAGGTCGTTGACGCCAGCCTTTTCCAGGGCCTTCTTTGCCGATTGCTTCGACTCCTCACGGAGCGATTTCTTCTCGGCATCAGACTTGCGCCTTTCTTCCTGAAGGACCATTCGCTGGGCATCTATCTGAGTGTCATAGACCTCGTCATAGTTGCCCTGCTGGGCCTTGTTCCAGGCAGCTTGCCATTGGGTCTGAATCTTGGTGGCATCCTCCTCACTGATGAGAAGGTTGCCTTCCTCGTCCTGTACTGTCGCCAGGAGGCGGGCCTGCTCCTTGTCATACCGGCTGTTCCAATCACGGTCAGCCTGACTCTTAGCAGCGTCCTGGTTTATCTGGGATATCTGGCTCTGGAACTCGTCACCGCCCTGGAATGACTCCATCGTGACGGTGAGCACCTTCCGCATAGCCGCTATCTCATCTCGAAAACCAGCTAGTTCCGCATCCCTGTCCGATTCCTTCCGGCGTAACCCGTCCCTGGACTTCTGGTCGTTCTGTAGCTTGCTGACCAGGGCCTCCAGCTCCTCGGTTTTGGCCTTGTAATCGGGTTCTTCCTGAGACTCCTCATTAGTTTGAGGCTCCTCAGTCTGAAGTTCCGGTATCTGGGTATCTAGTTGTTCCTGCATGATGCTCCTTGTAAGGAGGGATCACTTGTTAGATAGTAAACATACTTCGGTTGAAAAGTCTACGGGGACGTAGCGCCCACCAGCTCCTCCACTGGCTCGGCTGTTGGAACAAGACTCTCCCGCTCCAGCCTCTCGTCTATATCTACCTGCTCACGGTGGGCATCGATCTTGGCAGCTACGCCTCCTTCAGAGAGAGGCGTCTCAGGACCATATTCCCACTTTATAAGCAGGGCTTCGATCTCACTGAACTCAGGGCCTGAGAACTGACCTGTGTTAGCTCTCATGTCGGTCCTGAGCCCACGCCAGTCCTTGAGGATGGGCTTGATTATCCAACTGGTATCATCATCATCCTCTATCTGGTCACGCCTAGTCTTATCAGCATCCAGCCAGTCCTCGAAGACCTCGACCTTCAAGTCACTGTCCAGGTAGTCTTTGATAGTTTCCGTGAGCTCCCAGTAGGGGCGAATCTTCTCCCTGTCGTTGCGGAGCTCGGTCAGGAGCGGGGGCTCACCCTCCCGGAAGGTACTCTGTATCTTCTCTATGATTTCCTTACCCGCCCCTTCCCTGTTGTAGGCCTTGTCGTACTTGTCCTCCAGGGACTTGATGATAGCCTCCCCCCTCTCGAAGTCGTATGCCCCGGTGAAAGGGTCATCCAGATTTGCCGAGAGGAACTGCTCTATGTAGTCAGTCATGGCCCTGTCCTCTAGATGCTCGGGTGTCTTATCCTTCTGTGCCCGTTCCTCAAAGACCTTCTGGGCTTCCTGGGCCTCCTTGGATGCCTGGAATTCTTCCCGTGCGCCCTTGGACTCAGCATAGATCGTAGGCAGTGAGTCCCGGAATTCCTTACCTCTTCCACTCCTTACCGCCGAGACTCTGATACGGGTCCGAGTATTGTCCCTGATGCGGTCCATGTTGTCCCGGTAGTTGCGGGTTATCAGGTTCTTCTCCCGCTGGTTGCGCTCGATCTTGCCAGTGATATCCTCCAGCTCGGCCTGGCGCATAACCTCTTTCTTCTGGAATGTATTGAGCTCTTCCCAGTCCATCACCCGCTCATTAGGGCCAAGCTGTCGGAGCCCAATGCGCTCCTGGGCCGCTTGCCAACCGGAGCTGAAGGAGCCTTTCTCCTTGACGAAGCCCAGACGGAGCATGGCCTGGTTGCGGGCCACTTCCCGCTCGTCGTAGACGTTGCCCGCCTGGGTGCGGGCACCTAATTCAGCGGCCAGTAGCGTGAGGGCTTTCTCGCCCTCCAGCTTGCCCTGGATGACGAAGGGCACACCCTGGGTCCCTATGTGCTTGACCAGGTCCAGGTTGCCGTCTATCTCCTCGTAGGGCAGGGCGTCTCTTCCGGTGATCCGCTCCGCAATAGCCCCTACAGTCTCGGTTATGGGAGCGCCTCTGCCGCTCAGGAACTTGAGCAGAGGGTTGTTGTAGCGGTCCATACTGATGAGGGAGCTGGGCTCCGTGAAAGCACCTATGGTGATACCCGCTATGAGCTGGGAGATGGCCCGGACCTGGCCTCCCACGCCTATCCAGTCGTCGCCTATCTTGTGGGATAGGAAGCGCTTGCCGTTGAGCGGGTTGAGTCCTTCCTGGATGTACTCCCAGTCCTTGCCCAGGGCGAAGCCAGTCTGTACATAGACGCTGGTTGCACCAGAGGCCAGTACGGCGAGGGAGCGTAGCGCTCGTCTGCCAACCGGACTGGTCGGGTTGAAGGTGGCATCCTTGACCAGGGCCACGGTTGAGCGTAGCAGGCGGGGGGAGAAGGCCAGGAACATGCCCTCGACGGCCCGCTGGTTGGGGGCCACACCCAGAGCACGGGAGTCCAGTGCGCCGGTCAGGTTGCGGATGTACTGGGCCATGCCAGCCTCGGCCTCAGCCCGCAGGGCGGGATCAGCGCTGTCT